TGTTGCTTCGCCAGTAAATGTTACGATACCGAACTGAAGTTTTGGTCCTTGTACGTTAACTGCTTCGCCAGTAGTATAAGCGTTTAATCCGCCATTTGTGTAAGAAGCCGCATCCTGATGGAATACTGGTTGAAAGTCACTATTTGCTTTTGTAAATTGTGCCATGATTATTTTCCTTTTATGTTCAAAGATACTATGCGTATCTTTATATTATTTTGAAGGGAATCCTATATTCCTTTCATACATATATTTATGCCAGGAACAAAAAAAGGAGGTTTTGGGTTTAGCCTCTAGCGGCTAAGTTTTGACGAGCAAAGCCCATTCGATTGACAAATTTAAGACCATTAGCAACGAAACCTTCATGTGTTTCAGTGCCATCATCTAAGAATCCTTTGACAGGACTTGATTTAGCGGCATTGTCGAGTTGATCAACAACGTTTTGTTTGAGATTATATAGAGCAATCCATATTTTAAATGCACCCACGATACCGTCTTTGTGTGCTTCAAAGTGCATCATAAGTTTGTTTCTCATAGAGTCGGTCATCTTTCTATTTTTGATGAATTCTACAAAATCATTGTATAAGTTTGATAAATCGCCTGATACAATCTTCTTATTTACATAGACAGTAAACAACATATTGAATCCATTACGTGCCTGCGGTGCTGTTTGGAACAATGCTTTGACTGCATTACCATGCTTTGCAATTTCTGATTCTGCTGTCTGTTTTAATTTAGGATCTAGTTTTAACTTTGGTGTTATTGGCATTTTACTAGGGACAACAGCAACGGTTGAATCATTTTTTAGATTACCAATCGATCCGTTAAGTGACTCTGCTTGGTCAGTTGATATAGCATCAGGTGGAATAAATTGATGAACTGCGATGGCGGCTTGTTTGCCACTAAGTAAATGTCCTACTTCACTATCAGCCGCAACAGTATATGTGATACCGCCAGGATTGGCTTTGAAAGTGAACTTACCATCGTTTTCTTTTAATGGCTCACTGAATAACAAATCTCCCCAATAGAATCCAGTACCACCTCTGTCTGATTTTTCTAGTCCAGGCCATACTGAGTTTATAATATTATACAAGTCACCTCTGTTTACGCCTCGTGCAATATCATATTCTTGGAATTGTTTAGGAGAAAACACTTGTCTGCCAGTGCCGTCTTTTTTGTTGAACATGTGCTTGTCCATGATAGAGAATTTGCCATCTGCACCACGACCAAAGATTAAAGCAGGATAACCGTCCCACTTGATTGTAATGTTACCAGGAGATTTTATAGTATTTTCTATCTGCTTGATAGCATTTCTTGCGCCTTCTTCATCTTGTAAGAACACTAAATCCTCAGGGTGTTCTAAATGACCCGAGCCTTCAACTAAAGTAATTTTATATAGTCTTTCTCGTAGATGGGCAAGAGATTCACCGAGATTCATGTGTTATCTCAGACTTAATTTAGCAATGCGTTCTGCTCTTTTTGCTGACTCAGTTACAGCAGGTTTTGCTTGATTAGTTGCTACGTCTGTAAAACTAGGTCCGCCTACTTGATTAGGTTTTTCATTACCTGTCATTGCAACTGCTGGTGGCTCATCAGTTTTAACTGGCTTTTGTTGTAGTCCTTTAACAAGATCATTGTAGACAACTTGATCTACACTATACAATTTGTTTAACTGCGACTTAATTGCTTGTGCTTGTTGATAGCCGTTTTGTGCTTGAGCGGGGGCGGCCTGTGCAGGTTGTGCTTGTGCCTGTGCAGGTTGTGCTTGTGCTTGAGCAGGTTGTGCTTGTTGCTGTGCTTGTGTTTGTGCATTTTGTACGGGAGCGGCCTGAGCAGGTTGTGCTTGTGCTTGACCAGCCTGTCCACCTTGTGCATCTTTAGCACCATCAGGGGTAATCTTAGCAGTTTTACTTGCGGCATAACTACCTTGTCCTAATTTCTTTAATATTGCTTGATCTATTTTACCTGTAGTGTTCCATGAAGTCGCAAATTCTTCAACAATTCCTTTCAATGCCGGTCCGTAATCTGCTTCTGGGATACCAGTCATATATTGTGCTAACCAGTCATTAAGAAACTGAGACATTGTTTTCTTGCCAGCTTCTGCTTCGTCTAAGATACTTTCAAAAATGTTGTTAAGTTTTAAATAGTTGTTCTGTACAAGTCTGTATTTGTTTGAACTACCTTCAGTTAATACTGTGTAACCTAATTGCTTTAATGTAAAGCCACATGCTTCTGCAAGTTGGTTCAACATGTAGATGTCATATGCTTCTTGTACGTTTCCTTTAGGAGCCGCACTAGGGTTTTGTCTTTGTGTTTGTTGTGCTTGTTTTAGTGGACGTTTTAATTGTCCGATCAGACCCATTGCAAATTTAGGATCTAAGTTTTTCTTTAGTACCATTTCTGCTGTCTTAACACCGTTTTCCCATTCAGCATAACCTTGACGATCTTTCATGTAGTTAACTAGTTCTTTAGATAACTCCATTTTTTGCTTTGGATCTTGTATCTTAGACATTTGCTGAGAGATGCCTTTGATGTAATTGTTTGTTGCTTGAACTGCCGCTTGTGCCGCTTTACCGCCGTCACCTTGTGGTCTGACAGCTTTTGCTTTTGCAGGTTGTGCTTGTGCTTGAGGAGCGGCAGGTTCTGCTGGAGCAGGTATAGTTTCTGGCGCTACTGGAGTTTCTCCGTCTTTTACAATCAACCCTGCATCAACCGCAGTTTGAATAGCGCCGAGTGCATCACTTGCAAAATCTTTTAAGAAAATATCTTGTGTAAGAATACCTTGTTGTGTTTGGCCTGCTTGTTTGCCAATATTAGATTTAATGCCGGCAGCCGCACCTTGACCTAATAAGTTTGACATTACGCCTTCTTCTACTTGTTTTACATCATCGAATTTCATTTACTTTACCTTTTTCATTGTCTTAGAAAAGCGAGATACGTCTCTGCCTCTAATCGAACTTAATAATTTTTTTTCAAGTAATTCTGCTTGGTCACTATCATAATGTTTGCTGATATACTCTATAAGATTAATGGCGCTAGTAATAACATTAGATGCACGAGACTCTACCATATCCGGAATATTTCTATTAGCTCCAATAGTTTCGAGTTCTTCTAACAGGCTTCGTGTTCTTTTTTGCATATTATTACCTACCTTGTATGTATTTAGTCTTTATTGTTAACTTGCAATGAATTTAACAATGATTTTAATTTTGTATTTGTTTCTACACCTTTAACTGTCTTGGTTGCAGGTTCAAGTTGTTCCTGCACTGTTCTATCTGTCTGTCCTACTTGTGATGTAGTTTTAAATTTATCCATGATATCTTGTGCAGATGGCTGTGATTTGTCTGCTAACGCAGTCGCATCTTCATCTGGATCACTTATACGCATTGTATTAATATCATACTCTAAGTCAATCTTTTGACCTACACCTGTAGATGAACGAGACTTCATACATTGAAGTTGATACTTACCACGTTCTCTCATGCTTCTGCTTGTAAAGATACCAAACACGTTGTCAGCAGTATTAATCTTAGAAATACCACCTGCAATATGACTGTGATCAAACTCGATTTCTTCAACGGCAGATCGATTTAACTGAGATGCTGTGACTAAAAGTATATCTAACTCTTTAGCCAAATTACGCAATTCTTCTGACACATATTTATCTTTGATGAATTGATCATTAGGATTTACTTTGATTGAAACTGGCATTACAAGATCCAGATAATCAACCATTACAAAATCAATTTTAATACCTGTTTGAATCTGTACTTCTTTCAAGTAAGAACGAATATCATTTACATTGCTCTGAGCAGGCAATGCTTTAACTTGATAACTACCCATCTCTTTAGATGCTATTCTAATCTTAAGAGCAGTATTGTCAATGTCTTTGCGAATATCTTTTGTACTCATGCCTGTCTTCATTGCATCAGTTCTTAGTGATGTCAATTCTTCTGACAATTCTAGTGTGATATACACTCCACTCAAGCCTTGTGCCAACCAGTTAAGAGCAAGATTCATCATCAACAACGATTTACCTGATCCTGAACCACCTGCAAAAATATTCAATTCTGCTCTGGACATTCCACCATATAGCATTCTATCCATCTGAGACCAACCAGTACTGACTTGACCACCTTGATTATAATATTTGTTCAAACGAGCCGCAGGGTCTTCAAAATAATCTGTTCCCATGTCTCTTTGCAAAGATATTTGTACTGCGTCTTTAATAAGTTTTTCAACAGGATCAAAATCACCTGTCTCAAGCAAATCTGCCGCTTTCATAATTGCTCGTTCTAGTTCTTGTTTTTTTGTAAACGCTTCAAACTCATTCATAAACCATTCGTAATGACCTTCATTCAAGTCTTCGACAGGATTAATTATTTCACCTGTTGTCGCTTTGATCTGTGTTGAGTCAGGCAATACTTTATAACTATCTGTATGCTCTCTCATAAACTCTGCAACTGGCCTTAGCTTTCTGTCAAAGTTTTCTGGATTGAATATGTTAGTAACCCTAACAAACAACTCTGCGTTTGTTATCATCATTCGTAAGAAA